TTTTAGAGCATCTGCAAACTTCATACTACCTTAGGATTCATTTTGTGTATACTATGTTGGCCGGATTAGTACTGGATAACGTGACGGGAGTGGCGGCTCTGACGACTACCGTAGGTCATCTCGATGCGGAGGCCTGAGCTAGCAGCAGGTGCAGGCCTGTCGGCACTGGCGCTAGCACTGGCACTAGCACGCGTCTTAGGGCTATCAGAACGCCAAGACTCCGCCTCAACCTCGGTGAAGTCGTAGCAATCGGCGGCAGTCGCCTTGAGTGTCTTGCGGCACGCGACGGCAGCACTGCGGGGGCTCTGATGCATACGGTATGCAACGGAAGAGGACATTATGTCTATGCAAATTCTAAGGGCAAACGCCAGTCAATTTTTGCCGCGTCTAGAATAGAATGGCCTCAGTCTCTGACTTTGGGCCTGCTGGAGCAGCTAATGTTCAACAATTACCTTCAATAGACTTACGGCCATACGGTCTCAATCTAGTCCTAGATAGTTCTCTTTCTCAAGATGAGTTTGAAGCGCGACTAACAAAGGATATAGTTCTGAACAAAGTAAAGGCAGATAATAAAGGATTTACCTTTGCGAATGGTGAAAAAGAACTCGAATACTCAAATCCTCGCAATCTAGGTGAAGGTGTATACGGTGCCGTAACAGAATGCACAAATTCTAAACATTGTAGACAAGTCGCAATTAAAAAAGTATTCTTCAATAAAAATAATACTCCTGAATTTCTACTTGCCAACTTTTTAAAGGAATGTATCATTCAAATTATTCTAAGTGAGGTAAGCAAACCAGTAGGACTTTCTGGAGTTCCTGAAGTCTATAGAATAGGAATTAGCGATGAGGCGACACCAACCAGCGGCTTTATTATTTCGGAACTGATGGATGGCACACTTGATAGCTTCATAGCAGACAGAACCCAAGAAGAAAAAGACGTTATCGTAACGGATGCACTCGTACAGGTAGCAGATATCTTAGAATTTTTTCAAAAAACTGTACGATTCAATCATCGTGATCTGAAATCGAATAATGTTATGTACAAAACGGTTGGAGATAAACCTGTCTACAGAATTATTGATTTTGGATTTGCGTGTATAAAGTGGAATCAATTACAAATTCAATCTCAATCCTATCAATTTCGGAGTTATTTTAAGGCAGGCCGTGATTTAGCGCAACTTACTTACGAATTAAGACAATATGGTAAGTTGTCGCAAAGGCTTCGGTTGTGGATTCTTTTACTGACTATGGCACCTGCAATGGGTTGGGAGACTTCTTATGATTATTTCAATATACCTGAAACACCTTTTGACCCTGCATCCTACTTGACTAAAACAAGGCCTGCAGATCTAAGTAGCGCTGTGAAAAAGTTGCCTTATTACAAACCCTCCGACGTGCCTGATCCTTCGGTTCCTATTTATTCTCCTCTTCCTCCTATTCCTCCTATTCCTGCACCATATGCTCCCGCAGATCGTGTAGCAACTCCTATTGTAAAACAAGTGAATAATATATTTGCTCCTATTATTCCTGAAGCAGATTCCCCTATTAATCATCCAGCACTTGTTAATCCGCCTGCTATTGCACGCGCGCTATCCATAGGCAATTCTCTCAATTATTCTCCAGTGTCTACTCTTAGAAGTAATGCTAATTCACCGCAAATAGGCCTTCCAGGAATTATCGGAGGCTACAAGCGTAAACAGAAGCGTAAGCAAAAGACGCGCAGGTCGAAAAAGCGTAAGCTTAGAAACCGTAAAGGCACTCGTAGACACTAAATTCTAAAAAGACCATCAGCCTTGTTGAGTTTCCGCGGAATCCAGCGAATCTCCAGCCAATCCATATCTTTTGCCGCAGCTCGAACGTCATCGTAGTATTTGGCGACGTAGCCTTGCGCCGGCCTCTTCTCATTTACCAAACAATTGATAACCGACAGATTGTCGTTTTCCAGTTGTATTTCGCCTACCTCGTAGTCCTGGGACATTCGGATTCCGTCAAGCACAGATGCCCATTCAGATTCATAGGAATTCTTGTGATCGAAGTAGGTTTTGACGGATTTGTAGACTTCACCTTCGCTCTCCTCTCTTAAAAGAGACGCAGTGCGTGAGATTCGGTTGCTATAACGAAAGCTACCGTCCGTTTGGAGTTTAGAGATAAGAAGGGGCTTGAATTGAGACTTGGCGTGCAGAAGCGAAAAGCGCTTGAGGGACTGAGTAGACATCTTCTAAGAGTGTATATTAAATGGATCCAAGAATGATTAAAAGAATTAAAAAACCAAGAATACAACACGAGATAATATCTTGACGTTGCATTTACTACTTTGTATTTACATTTTAGATGCGTGTTTTTATGCAGTGGACACGGATTTGCGATGTGATAAAAAATTGAAGCAGCCATAACACTTTTTAACAGCAGAAAGATAAGATGGGACAGTACTACTATCCGATTGTTCTTAGCGCTGATGGAAAGATTGTGGTGTGGATGTGCGCACACAACTACGGAAATGGTCTGAAGTTGACGGAGCACTCATATCTTGGAAACAATTTCGTGTCGACGTTTGAGTTTGGTCTGAGCCCCGAGGGACCTCACTACAAGTCGCGTGTTGTATGGGCTGGGGACTACGCGGATAACGAGCCTGACCAAGAGAAGAATCTGTACCGAATGTGCAACGAGTACACGATGATTGTGCCGCAAGAGAAGGATACAACCACGTACCGATACATCGTGAATCACAGCAAGAAGCAGTTCGTGGACAAGATGGCGTGTAAGGCTGGAGAGGAAGGAATGAAGTATCATCCGCTGCCTTTGCTGACGTGCGAGGGTAATGGGCGTGGTGGCGGTGATTACCGTGGCGATAGCCCTTTGATCGGAGCGTGGGCGCGAGATGTTATCTCGGTTGAGGAAGTGAAGCCTGAGGGCTTTGAGGAACTTGCGTTTAATCTGGAGTAAAGTTAATAATAACAAACAAAATGAAAAAATTGACTTTTTCATTTGCTTTGAAACTATAGATACAAATGATGCTGATTTATCTTATGACATCGATATTCTATTCAGTTTCGGGTTTACGTACACATATAAATATATATACACGTTCTGATCTGCAAAATATGCAGGCAATTGAGATTTTACGACAAAATAATGAATTTATTGATTCTGCAATTAATGAATTAGAGAACAATATTATTGCAAATGCTAAACAAGGTAAAACACAATATATAGTTCAATTTGAGGGTTGTGATAACATTCTTAGAGTCTATGAGGGTGCCACTATTGACCGATGTGAGTACATTGTAAATGAGATAAAAACTAAATTCGCAAGAATGTTTCCAAATGTTGATGTTCTATACGATGATAAAGAGCAGTACATAATCAACTGGGATTAATCGTAAAAATAAACCAAATGAAAAAATTGACTTTTTCATTTGCTTTGTTTCAAGTATACAATGAACAACATTGATTTGGAACTCATTCAGTTACAGCAGCAGTTTGATCATACAAACAATCAACTTTCTGGTGCATCAACTCAAATTATGAACAGTATTATTGATTCTCAACTTACACTTCTAAAGCAAAGAATTACAGAGCTTGAAGAAAAGAAGCGGGCTGAGACTACAAAGGAAGCTGAGAAGAAGGCAAACCCTATAAAGGTCCTTACAGAAATTCTAGAAGAGAAAAATACTTGGGTTGATGGTGTAACTAAAAATTTTATATCTAGAGAACGTAATGGTCTTACTTATATAGCCAATAAATCTATAGAACATAAGAGAATTACCAATTCTTCTTATAGTAATCCTGAAGTTCTATTCTTTAATGAGAAAGATAAGATCGCAATGCTTGAGCCGATCTTAAATGCACTACATGATATTCAGAAGCGTCTAACGGCCCTTGAGAACAAGTAAGAGTATTAATTATTTATAAAAAACTTTTTCACTTTTTTACCGAAATTCGGTAAAAATTGAATGAATAAAAATATATCTTCCGGGTATACAAATCCAAGATGCCTGTCTATACTTGCGAGAAATGTGCTAGACGCTTCCTCCAGAAGAGTGGTTATACGGATCACATTAATAAAAAGACAGATTGCGCTAGTAAGACTGCTCTTTCAACTGTTATTGAAACAAAGATTGCAGTTGCAAAGGATGAAGTGAAGCGTGAAGTAATTCGTGAGCTAAATCCGTTAGCAGAGATTATTCTTCCAGCTGACAAGACACAGCAGGAGGCAGTACTCCAGAAGTTCTTTGAAGATCTTCATAATCTCCTATGGAATCGTGCTGGTCTCAATCCTGAGCGAGCCCTCGAGCACATGACATTCTTCTTTGCCTATCGACTTATTGAGGCGCAGGCAGATGTATTAGCTCTTCCACAGGAGTGCCGATGGTCATACATTGCTGGACTGAAGAATGAGAATGATCTCTTTGAGGCAATCAAGAAGGGGGTCTCTTCTTTCAGGGCGAAGCCGAAGACAAAGCCATTCTTCAAACCGCACGAGATTCAGAAGGCTGATATTGTCTTTGAAATTGTTCGCCAGATTAATCGTATTCCTCTAAAGGCCCTTCAAGAGTCTGATACGCTTGGTAATATCTTTGAATATATGCTGGGTCGCGGTATGAGCACAATGTCTGATGAAGGGCAGTATTTTACGAACCGTACTATCTGCCGCCTAGCATTCAAGTTGGCTTATGACATTAAGAAGACTCTGCGTCGTGCCGATGGATCTCTCTGCACATTCGCTGACTGGTTCTGTGGCACAGGTGGCTTCCCTGCTGAGTATGTTAAGGGTGTTAAGGCAAATCTGGCAGGCGTTGATTGGAAGAAAGAGTGTGGTGCCGTATACTGCCAGGACATGAACCTAAGCAGTGTCACAACCACGCTTCTGAATATGCTCATTCTGACGGGCATTCCATTCAGTGGTGATAAGATCCGCGGCTCGAACTCCTTCTCAGATGCGATTACCACTGGCGCTGGTGCTCCCTTCCCTGGTCTGACTGTGGACTATTGCTTTATGAATCCGCCTTATGGAGGTGACAAGAGCAAGGGCAAGGAGTATAAGTTTGCCTATTCCAAGAAGGTCAAGGCAGAGGATGGGACTACTAGTAAGAAGTTCTACGTGAACGCCGAAATTCAGAGCATTGGCATTGAGGATGACGATAAGGTCTCTGCTGGTGTTCAGTTAGCGATGGCTACGCTTTCAGCCGATGGTGGTATCTGCTCTATCGTGCTTCCCCAGGGCTTCTTCTTCGGTGCCTCTAAGAAGTGCGTTGAACTCCGCAAGAAGATTGCGGAGGAGTACAAGATTTGGTATGTTGTGGATATTGCTTCTGGTTCTTTCATCAATACAGGCACGAAGACGTCGATGATGGTGTTTCAGCGAGGCGTGGGTGCTACAGAGAAGGTATCCTTCATTGGACTTGATGAGAAGGAACTTATGTCAGCAACGCTAGCGGAACTCAGGGCGAAGAGCTATTCGCTCAACTACAAGCAATATCTGCCGCAGAGTGCGGTGGAGGTGGAAGGATTTACTGTAAAGAAACTAAGTGATATTGCTTCAGATATTACGTTCGGATTTATGGTTAGTTCTGGTGACTATGGTGTAGATGGTATTCCAGTTATTAAGACAAAGAATATCAAGACAAAAGGAGTTGAATACCCTGCAGATGATCAGAAGATTACAACGATACTTGATGAGAAGTATAAAGTTAAGAAGGGCGATTTACTTATTGTGCTCGGCGGTTCTCCTGGAGAACACGGTATTTGGAACTATACCGAAAATGCCTGGCTTAACCAAGACTGTGCTAAAATCAGCATTGAAAATGAAACTACTAAAAAGTTTGTATTATATATGCTTAGCTCTGCCCTGGTTAAATCGCATTTAGAATCAAATATAACAAAGACAACAATTGGACATATCTCTCGTGGAACAGTAAGGGATATTCCTATTCCTTTCCCTTCCCTTGAACGCCAGCAGCAAATCGTAGAAGCCATTGATGGCTGGACGAATCTTGCACAGAATGAGGAGGCCTCACTGAAGATGCTTGAGAAGCAGATGATGTTTCAGGTGAAGGAAATGGGGCGCGGACAGGCTCGTGTGAAGTTGGGGGAGGTTTGTGATTGGCATATGGGAAAAAGAATTGTAAAAGACAATGTAGAACCTGGAAATATTCCTGTATATGGCGGTGGCGGTATTACATTCTATACAAATAGTTCAAACCGCAATGGCATTAACTGTAAAATCAGCAGAGAAGGTATGTCAGAAGCAAATTGTGTCTTGATGATTACTGGAGAATACCATCAAAATAGTCAGGGGATGACAGTTGTATCAAAAGATTTAACAAAAATGATTAACCCTTATATTTGGTATTGGCTGATTATTAATAAGGAGATTGTCTATGAATGTGGACAGGGCACAGCACAAAAGGCTATAAGTATGACAATGCTTAATGACCTTGAAATCCCCCTCCCCCCTCTAACCGAGCAACAGACGCTCCAGTCAGACTTTGATGAGATTCGGCATAAGCACGCAAAGATTGCCATCTACAAGGCGAAGGCACAGGAGGCAATTCAGCGTCTGATTCCTGGTGCGACTTAAGATATACCCGGTCTAAATATAATCTCTATCTATAGTAATAGATGTATATGGCATCTGTATTGCCTATTACTATTACAAAAGAAGCAATGACTACATTTTTTACTGGAGCAGCTGGTGCAGTTACATTTGGTGCATATAGCCAGTTTCAAAATATGGAAATGATGAAACTGAATAATCAAATACAAGATCAAAAAATGAAAGATATGCTCGATGAAAGAGAAAAGAAGTTTTCTCAAATGTTAAATGAATCCCGCAGATGGTTTTAGATTACCAAATAATTTCATCCTCAATACCCATCTCCTTATCCCAGTTTGTAAAGTCCTCATAGAACTCACTGGGATTTGAAGGAAGATCAACTGCAGCTATAGTTTTGTACTGTTCCCATGTAAGAATATCCCTCTCTTTACAAACACGAATCCAGTCGGCCTTTGTGTTTGGAAAGCTAATTGTATCAATACCTAAGAAATGATACCAGGAGATCCACCAATCCTTGAAATACTCTCGTGGATTAATTATATAATTTGGATGTTCCTTCTGCCTCTCCTCATACTCAATATTAGACTTGATGCCCATTTCCTTATTTTGTTGTTGAATGATTGAATATTTCTCCTTAGGGGTACGCTTCACATAATCCCTACGAACATATGCAGCTTGAACTCGTGCAATTGTTTCTTCAAGACTACAGGCACTACCACTCATAGAAATGTCCCCAATATAGTCTCGAACAGTATCCTCAATTTCCTTCTTTGTAAGAGGTTTATCCGACTTGCCCATAAACTCAATAATGTCCAAGATAATTGAATCAAGTACATCTTGTTCGGTAGTTCCCTTTTCACTAGGGCGAACAAGTAGGCACCAGCCTTCCTTTTCCTTATTGTTATCAATACGACCAGCTCTTCCGCAAATCTGTAGAAGGATATAGGCTGCAGATGTATTTCCAAGAAGTTTAGCAGTCATTTCAAGCCCACGGATATCAGCACCTTCGCGATACCGCTGGCAAGCAAAGAGAATTCTAGGAGTCTTATCAACATGTGCCTTGATAAAGTCCTTATCACTTCGTTCTCCATCAATAGCAGAGTACACCTTTGCCCAAGTAAGAATCTCCTTTGCTATATCTGCCGCCTTAACAACATCTTCAGTCCTGGTTTCAATGTAACAGATAAACTTACCACCAGTATTTTTCAGCTGAATATATTTACCAACTGCCATAACAAAGCCTCGAAGATGTGCATCTGTATCATCAACAGGTGGCAGAATACTTACAATGAAACGAGGTTTTGCAATCCATCCTTCCTTGACCGCTTCATCAACACCGCAACGATGTAGAAGAGTTAGCGGATTACCAAAGAGTTCAGTGATTTTTTCACGTTGAGAAGGGCTACAGGTAAACGGTGTAGCTGATGTTCCAGTCAGAATCTCTGTATTCCAGCTAGTAAGAAATCTCTTAAGAA